CTGGCGGTGCAAGCTGCGTCATGCCAAGCAGGTTATCTTCATTGTCATATTCCCACTGGTATAACGTTTCCTGTGACCTTATTGGCAATTTTCTCCATCCAACCAGACCATCATTATATTTGCTTTTTGTCTGCAAATTTTTTGTATTCCCCATGCGCCGTTTATATACAATCTCATGAAAGCTCCAGCCAAACGTAAGAAAAGACAGAATTTCAGATATTGTATCAGTCCATGTAGCTTGCATATCATACATGCAGCTTTCTACAAATTCTGCTGCCTCCCTGTCTTTTGCAGTACCACCACCAGGTTCAACATTCCAGTTACACTGCCGCACAAGCATTTCAATAGCAAAAAGTATAGCACCCACAATGTCATCATTTTCTGACATTTCCCTGTAAACCTCTGTCCCTTTTTTACCGCGGAGTTCAGGAAGAAATTCCTCATAAAGTGTGCCACCATAACGCCGCTGTCCAATATGTCCTATCTCACCGTTCTTAGCCAAACTTCTGCTCCTTATAATTTTTAACGCTGGTTAACTTTTAATGACTGAAATTATTTTGATATAAGCCCATCCAAACATTCTTTTAATGACTGGTATTCTTCTGGATGATATCTTTCAAGATACTTTAATTCTTCTGGGTGCTCTATAAAAACAGATGCTGGCAGGAATATACTCCCAAGCCCGTTTTCACGTACAGGGAATATATTAACACCTGTCACCCTGCCCAGTTTATCCAGTGCCTCCCTGAAATCCATTCCTCCATTCGGCATTTTACATTCATGTGAATATTTACAATACCAGCACCCATAAAACATCCTGTCTGTAGGTATAGTTTCCTGCCCTGGTGCCCGCCATGCACTTTGCAGCATTCTTGCAATACAGTGTAATTCTTTATCTGATAACTTTTCTGCTGTTTCCTTTCCCATATAGTTTCTCCTTACCTTTGCCAATAACTATTTTTTCCTAAACTACTATTTGAAGGAGGTGCTGAATGGTTTATACCACTTTCCAGTTCACTAAATGCAGAACTGCTTGCATCTACCATATCCTTAAACTTTGATTGTGGAAAACTTTCCATCTGGTTAAAATACATTTCATTCCATTCTGCCACCAGCACATCCACATTTCCCTTATCCATTCCTTCAAGCCCAAGCCATTGGGCTGACAGAGGCTCTGCTCTTGTAACCTTATCCCCAGACTCTGACAATATATGCACAGTAAAGCCAGACAAAAATTTCAAAAAACTTTGTGCCTGGTCTTTTCCTGCCTGGCCTGGGTCCTGTGGAAGCCGTGTAACAACCCTTCCATGCTTTGCCTTGTCAGTTATGCAAGTCATTTTTACCAGTTCCCTGACTTCCGCAGAATCGCAACGGCGGTTTATAACATCCGCTATAATGTACCGCCCATTTTTTCTCTTGCCCATAAGAACACTAGCTGTATATGCAGGATCTCCTTTTTCATCCTCCGAAGTTGCAGCCAAATCCCATCCTCTCGCCCACAAAACCACATCTGATGGCAGTCTTTCCAGCATATTGGTCTTTATTCTCTTGAACATCAAACCTGCTACCGCCTTTATTTTCCAGTTACCATATAGCAGGCGCTCTCTTTCCACAAGTGCCAGTGCCATAAGGTTGGCCATATAACCAGGGTCATTTTCCATCAAAATTTTATTATCTTGCAAAGTGCTGGATATAAACGTAACACTTTTAGCCATAATCAGGGCTTTCTCATAATCCATGCCACTTTCTAACGCTGCTCCTATTGCCTCCTGTTTTGTATCAAACCAGTATATTACCTCATTGAGCCTGACCATCCAGCGGATTTTACCAGACCTTTCTTTTACTGGATAACCTGTTTCCTGGTTTATCCACCACTTTATAAAACCTGCTACCCATGAATCAGCGTCTGGATTACTATATTAGAATCTGTCCTGTTCCTGGAAAGCATATAGAAAAACTGGTACTCACTGAAATGTGTAAGCTCATCAAAACCTATCAGTGTTACCTGTGAACCCTGCCACGAAAGGCAGTCTTCATCACTTCCTAAATGCGCAAAATTGACTGATGCACCACTTTTGAAAGTCCAGTGTAATTTTGGTGTCTTTAGTGGATAACAGCCCTTCACATAACTATAAATCTTTTTGCTGCTGTCCCATAAACCTCCAGGAGAAGTCACTTGTGTATAATCCCTTCGGAAGATAACTGAATTAAAATTTTTATTATTGCAATGCCTTAAAGCTTCTAAGAGTAATCCAAAAGTTTTTCCACCACCAGCTGCCCCTCCATATATACAGATATCAGCAGATGTAGCAAGAAACATTTCCTGTGGTCCTTTCTGTGGCGCTAGTATAATTTTACTCACTATGGAAACCGCCCCTTCCATTATCTGGGAGATAAATCTGGACATTATCTTTTTCTTCTATTACTTCTTGTTCTATAAAATTCTCTGGATTCCGTTTATATTGATTTGCCCTGCGGTTATTCAGCCAATACATCTGTGCTAATACATCAGGTGGACATTCCTTTTCTGTTGTTTTTACTTTTAATGGTTTTCTGTTTCCATCAGCATCTACCTCAATTACACTTTCTTTTTCTGTATATCTGTATCCAACAGCCCGTTCATACAACTTCTTTTCCACCTTAGCATCCGCCTGGTCTTTTCCCGCTAACAATGCTTCTGTAAAACTCCCATAGCTCTTTTTCCATCTATGCAATGTTCTGACCGATATTCCAAAAGCTTCAGCTATTTCTTCATCGGTAGCACCTTTTATAGCCAGAGACCATGCCCAGTCATCGTGGTATTCCTGGTTATATTTCAACGGTGCTGCCATATTTTACACCTGCTTTCTAGCTAAATAATCTGCTGCTAAATATTCAATAGCATGCCACTTATTTTTTGTTTCAATAATACCCTCATCTGCCATCTTTTTTAATGCTTCCCTGATAACCTCTGCCGATTCTGCTGGAATCGCACTACTGCCAAATATTCCTGTCATCTGTACCCACTCATTTTCCTCTGTGTACCCAGTATTTTCAAACATCTTCTCTGTACTTTTAATCATAGCATGTATAGCAGTACCTGTATTCTTAACATTTGCAAACTGCTGGTACTTAGCAAGGGTTTCTACAAAAATTTTATATTGTTCAATTGAGGCAATACCAACAAAATCAGGTTTTGTATTCTCTAATATATCTATAAGTTTCTGCCAGTCTTCTATCTGATGTGGCAAAAATGTAAACGTTATATTCTTCCATGCAAAATCAACTGTTGGAGATAAATATTTTTCTAACTCTGCCTCTGGTTCTGTTAAAACATCCTTTCCAGCGTAACTCTCAATCATGTCATCAACATCTTCCAATATCTTTACCATTTCTTTTAATGTAGCCTGGTCATCAAAACCAGATATTGCATTATGGGCTATTTGCTTTGCTACAATTTTTGAACGGTTCAAACCACTTATATCCAAAATCACAAAAAACTCTTTCAGTCCTGCATCCTTTCCAGACCTGATTCTATGATGCCCTGAAATAATCTCTATCTGGTTTCTGTCCTCTACTAATACACAAAAAGGCAATGATTCTAATTGTCCCCGTTTCCTGATATTGTCTGTTAACTGCCGTTGCATTTCGTTTTTCATTATTCTTGCATTAATATCCTGCTCCCTGATACATACAGACGGAACTTTTGCGATAATAAGACCTGAACCCATATCTGCTATTTGCTCATAATTGATTTTGCTTTCGCTCTTTCCTTCTGCCATTTTTCTTCCCTCCTTAACCATTCAGCAAGTGTCTGTTCTTCTGTACGTTCTTTTAATTCTGATTCATATGTCAGGCGGAATCCCATCTTTACATCAGGAATACGCTTTGTCAATTTCATAATCCCTCTCATTTCCTTCGCTTCTGGATATCTTGTCATCTGTACAGTTTTAAGGTGTCCAGCCTTTTCCCTTTCCAGGTTATTACACAGTTTATAGATAAAATCCTTATTCTGTGCAAACATTGTAAGTAAACGCCCTAACCTGTAGCTTTTATGAGGAACTGTCATTCCATACATCAAAAAAAGAGCATCTGATACCTGTGTACCAAATGCCCCTATTGTAAGTGCCGATTTGTCTATCCCAAAGACCCCTGTTATGTGTCCATCAAGTAAAACAGCTATGTTTATTGGAGCAGATGAACCAACAAAATTGTGTGTCCAAAGCTGTCTGTAATATTGTGCCTCTGCCCTCTCTATCTGGCATAATTGTATTTTAGTCTTTATTGTTATTTTATAATCCCTTGGCAACATTGGACATTTTAAACATGATAATATGCTTTCAGCAGGTCTGCTTATTTTCTTCCCATCTGCCAGTTTTACTGCTTCTTCTGGTCTGTTTGAAATAATATATGCATTTATGCCACTTCTAACACCATATCTTGCAAATACTGCTTCTGCTGCCGTTTTACCAGGGGCGCTCTCCTGATAACAAAGAACCAGACATTTTGCATTTTTAACCATATCCATTAATCTGTCATAATCCTTTCCAGGGTCAAACATTTCATATATGGGTTCTTTCCATGTCATATTTCCAGATGTATCATAAAATTTCTCATATCCAGCCATATAAGTAGGGGGATTAGCAATTATAACAGCATTTGGGTCATCAATAACTTCCCCAATATGTTTCCACATGTCTAAAACCTTGTAACTTATCCCATGAAGAATACTATGCGCCCGTTCCACTTGCTCTTTTATGTTTTTAATATGTTCATCTTTCCTATACTGTAAATCGGCCAGCATGTTGTAAAAATATTCTTTTCCAGCATTTTTTACTGTGCGAAGATACAACTGTGCATAAAGTACTGTTGCTGGTTCTTTTAGTTCTTCTTCATTAAAACCTTTTGCTTTGATTTCCAAATCATCCAATGGTTTCTCTTGTATTGCATATCCCATGACAGAAGTCATAATTGACACATCACTTGCTTCTATCTGTGATGGTTTAACCCCCGCCTGTACCGCCAGATGTGACATGGCAAATGTCCCTGCACAAGGTTCTATAAATTTATTATAACCATTCTTTACTGCTGACACCAACAGACATTTTAAAAATTTTTGTTCTGCTGGAACTAATGTACCACCAACAAAAAAAGTTCCAGGATTCTGAAACTGTGCCATATACCTACCTTCCTTCATTGAATTTCATTATGTTGTATGTTAAACTTGTTTTACTTTACAAAATTTTACTATGGAGGCTTAATATGAATACAGAATTATTATCTGGTAATGAACCGTTTACCTGCTCATTTACCACACTCCCCCAAAGAATACTAAAAGATTTTTGGTCATGGAATTCATCAGACCTTTTAAACAATACATTACGTGGCGCACTTGCCGAATATATCGTTGCAATGGCTCTGGGAATAGAACTTACTTATGCCCGTGAGGACTGGTCTGAATATGACTTAGTTACACCAGATGGAATTAAAGTGGAAGTAAAATGTTCTGCATATTTACAATCATGGGAACAAAACAAACTTTCTGATATCCGTTTTGGCTGTGGTCCTTCACAAGCATTTGTAAACCAAAAATATGATGGAATATCCACACGCCACTCTGATATTTATGTATTCTGTATACATAATTGTAAAGACATAAACAAAGCCAATGTTTTAAATTTAGACCAATGGGTATTTTACATTCTTCCAACCCATATCTTAAATGAAAAACTTGGCTTGCAAAAAACCATTTCTTTAAACTCTCTGTTGAACCTTAATCCTTCTAAAGCGTATTTTCATGAAATCAATAAAATTGTACATAATTTATTAAAATAATATACTTTAAAACAATAACGGAGATGGTGCTATTCCATCTCCACATTATTCTTCACAATATCCTAATTCTTTTAACTCATATTCTGTAAACCCTAATTTTCCAAACAATTCCATTGCCCCATCAAGTTCCATTCTATCTATAACCGCATCCATTAATTTTAATAAAAGTTCCTCATGCCTTTCACCACTCATATATATTTTTTCTGTTCCTTCCAAATTCTTATTCCATTTTCAAATAAACTGTTTATTCTGCCAGACAGTTTGTTTTAATTTCTCATAATTATGGCCCAGCACCATAAAATGCTGGGCCTTGTTTTTGGTCCGCCGGGCAGGAATCAAACACTGCATCCTCCCAGTAAAGAGCTGGGTGCTTTAACATTAAGCTACCAGCGGATATTCAGTTAGCAGTCAAACAAAGTAATCTGTTTGTATTCTGGCTGTTTCTGTCCAGAAACTTCTTTCATTTTTATTTCTTTTGGATATTTGATTTTTGAAGTATCAGCCAGTTCTTCAATTCTAATTCCTGTTTCTTTTTCATACCACTCAGCAAATACCAGTCTGTGACACCATTCTTCTGGAATTCTCACATCTTCATAACAGCAAAGAACTACATCCTTTCCTCTATGCAAATAAAAATCTAATAAATTCTGGATTAGTACAATACCCTGCCCATCCATATACTGAAAATATTTTCTGGTAAATATTTTCCTGTCATTTTCATGGAACAGATATCCAGGTGGCGCAATCTGAATTATATTGCCTGCTAATTTATACTTTAAACTAAATCTTGGTAATCCTCTTACAATACCTGCTACAGTATATTTTCCTGTATACAGTTCAGGATTACTAAATCTGCTTGTAAACATTTGTACCATTTCTATTTCTCCTTCCCATAAATACCATATACGGTCTTAATTACTATATCAATTTTAAATATGATATTTTTACTTAGGGATAAATAGAGATACTGTTTCTTTCCTGTCCATATCCAGCCAAACAAAAAAACTGCCTCTTTTTTAGGAGTGACATATGGGTTATTTACTGATACCAGAATAACATTCACTCTTTCTAATGTCTACCTACTATTTTTCTACCCACTTTATATATGCATAGGCAATATCAAAAATCATATTCCAAGCAGGTAAACAGCCACTATTCCGCACGCTATCCCTAAATCCTTATACACCGTCTTATCACTTACATTTTCTACTTCCGAAATCTCCTGCACCGAATATTGCTTTTCCCCCAGATACATCATGCTTAGTTCCCTATAACGGCGCTTTGCTTCTTCGCTTCCGGACTTTTCGCACTCTTCACGGTACATTTCCGTTGCTTTTTCTATACTGTAGATGCAATATAAATCCTCCTGTCTCCGCTTTTCTTCATCCTTAATTGTCCTCTCGGAACGGCTTACCGTTTCTCTCGCATTCCCCATAAGATCCTGAATAAACTTCCACCGGAGTTCAATCTGCTCTTCCTCCGTGAACTCTGCCTCGTCAGACAACGTAGCCTTAATCCTCCGGTACGAGCTGAGCATATTCTTTGTTTTCT